ATTAACCATAACACAAAGCTAAAAGGTCGTTTTAATGCCTTTTAGCAACTGTTATAATAAGTTAAGACAAATAGAAATTTAAACTTCATCGGGATTGAACTACCCGACAATGATAGTTCAGAAAACCCTTCGGATAAATCCGACTAAAACAAATACAATGATTTGCACTAATTGCAACAAAAATTTAGTAGCAGGGCCACATCCTAAATGGCTCTGTCTTCAGGCTGATTGCTCAGAATATTTAGTGCTAAAAACAATACGTGAAGTAGGCCACGCGAAACGCATTGTATAAGGTGCGTTTTAATGCACTTTATACGTTGTTAGCCATCTGTATTTTTAAAAAGGGCAATTAGTGAGGAACGAACTAAAATATTAATAAAATAATAAAATTAAAGAATTATGAAACAAACAAAATTATTTAAAGACAAAGTAGAAATAATAAAAGTAGACTCTGTTATTGGTTCTGGTTATGAAGAAGAAGTTACTAAACTAGCTTTAATAGACAAAATAGCACACAGAGCAGCTCGAAAGAATATGCAAATACATTCTGCTATTATTCTTAAAATAAATGATGATTTTAGTGGTTTTTTTACTTTCGAGATAAATCACGATGCTAAAGAATTTTGTCTTTTACAATCTTCTATGTATCCAGAAAAAACAGATGTAGACATATATTCTGATATGGTAAACAAAATAATAGAGTGTAACACATTTGGTTACCCTATGATAATGACTGTTTCTACAAAGCATCATTTAGAAACACCTAAAGTATTTAAAAAACTTGGTTTTAAAACTTGGTTAGTAAAAAACGATTGGCACTACATAGTACATGGAGAACTAAAAGACGTTAGACTTAAAGAGCTATCTCATTTATCAATGACAAATATATGGAGGTCTACTAGTGGTTTATGGTTGAAGATAAAAAGGGAATGGAATAAAAAAATAGAAGAAGCTGGAGAAAAACATGGAGTTATAGACCCTAAATTTGCAACTAGAAAAGGATGTTGGCAGGGTTCTAGCGGTTTTTCTAATGTGGTAACAGGAAAGTCTACAAACGGTAACGCATCAGTATTAGACCCTACTACTTGCGAGTTAATTTTAAGATTATTTATGCCTGAAAATGGGGTTAGAGTTTACAATCCATTTGGTGGCGGTGTTCAAATGGGCTTTGTTTCGGGTGCTAACGATTACGAATATTTAGCTACTGAATTAAGGCAAAATCAATGTGATGCAAATAATAAATTATGTTCTGATTTTTATAGAACTAGATGGATTCAGGCAGACAGTTCTAAATACGTACCTAAGCAAAATTTTGATTTAGCTTTTGCTTGTCCTCCATATTATAGAATAGAAAGCTATGTTGATGAAAATGGTAATAAAGCAGAGGGAGATATAGATAGTTTAGGTTCTTACGAAAACTTTAGAGAATCTTTATTTAATGGTTATAAAAAAACCATTGAAAAACTAAACAATAATTGTTTCTTTGTTGTTATTGTTGGAGATAGTAGGGATGGTTCTGGTGCTTATTTAGGAGCAGAAGCAGATCATGAAATATTTTTTAAAGAACAAGGGTTACATATTTACAATAAGGCTGTTTATCTTGAAAGTGAGTTTACTAGATTTGCACAAGCTAAAAGAACATTACACTTTAGAAAAATACCTAAAGCAGAACAAAAAGTATTAGTTTTTTACAAGGGAGACATGAAAAAAATTAAAGAGTTATATCCTAATATTGGTAGATTATAATGAGAGAATACAGTAAATATATTACCCTTACTAAAAATGGTAGGGGTATTTATTCTTTAGATACCGTATTTGGGTGTAAAACTGGTTTAAAAGATAATAAGAAAGGATGCTATAATGATTGTTATTCTGCTAGAATAGCTAAAAAATACGGGTATGATTTTTCTGTAAATGTATTAAGAGGCTTTAAAAACGAAAAACATATTATTAAAATAATAAAAGATATTAATAATGTAGATTTACCATTTATTAGAATAGGCTCTAATGGTGATCCTTCTGAGAATTGGGAACACACAATAACTATTTTAGAAAAACTAAAAGGGATAAAAAAAGAAATTGTAATTATAACAAGACACTGGAATAAATTAACATTAAATCAATTAAATAGAATTTCAAAATTAAACATTTGTATAAACACATCGGTTAGTGCTTTAGATGAATCTGTTTTATTAAATAGTTGCCTTTCTGAATATGAAAGAATAAAGCCTTATTGCAAATCTATTTTAAGAGTTGTTTCGTGTGATTTTAACATAGATAACAAAATAGGTTTACAAAAAAGTTTAATTCAAGAAGAACTATTTAAAAAGTACAAAGTATTAGATACTGTTTTTAGGGTTTTTAAATCAAATCAATTAGTTAAAAAAGGAATTATTAATATAAGTAAAACTAAATTCATAGGGAAAGAATGTTATGTTAGTAAATACAATAGAAAAACTTTTTTTGGCAAATGTAGTAGTTGTTTAGAAATGTGTGGAATTAATATAAAACAAGAGTAAGAACGTATGAGTGGTGGCCTTTTTAAAAATATTGTGGGTAACGTTGAGTATAAGAAACGTTGCGATTGATAGTCTGAATATTTAATAATAAATAAAACTTTAAAAGATGCACGCAATTTACAGAATACACAATAATAGCAATGTTTTTTATACATTGTTAGGCGTTGTTTTTAGATGGTACAAACAACGCAAATGCACCCACGATTGGAGAAATAAAGGATTTGGGATAATGGAACACGACTACGCAAGCACAACAGAAAGACGCTGTGTTAAATGCAAAAAGACGGAGTTTAAAGTAACGCTTAAATAACGCCTAACACAAAGCTAGGAAATCGTTTCAATGTTTTCTAGCAACTGTTATAAGCAGTTTAAATCAATGGGAGTTCCGCAAGCCCTTTTATTTTCAGAAGTAAAAAAACAATTACCAAACTTATTCTAAATAGTGGGCAAACACTCGCATCAACAATTTAAAACAAATAAAATGAACAACGAATTAGAAAAACGACCAGAATCAAGTGTATTTTCAACACCTAAATCATTTGAAGAGGCGCAAAGAGTAGCGAAGATGTTGAGTGAATCAACACTGGTTCCAAAGGAATATCAAAAAAATGTTTCAAATACAATGATCGCATTGGAAATGGCCAATAGAACTGGTTCATCACCAATCATGGTGATGCAGAACATGAACGTTATCCACGGAAAACCATCATGGAGTTCATCGTTTATAATTGCAGCTTTGAACAGTTGTGGACGTTTCGAACGTATCAAATTCGTGTATTTTGGAACTGAAGGAACTCAAGGATGGGGATGCTTCGCTACAAGTAAGGATAAAAGTGATGGATCTGATATGAAAGGACCTAAGATCACCATGAAAATGGCAATTGATGAAGGTTGGGTAAATAAAGCCGGGAGTAAATGGAAAACAATGCCTGAATTAATGCTTTCATATCGAGCTGCAGCATTTTTTGGACGTTTACATGCACCAGATATTTTGCAGGGTATGCATTCAGTTGAAGAGAATGTTGATATCAAAAACCATGAAGTTCCAAATGCAGTTCAAGAGATGAATGAAGAAATTCCAGATGCAGTTGTTGTTGATGAAGAGAATGAAGAAATGATTTAGAATTATCTCATAATGAAAAAGGGTATCCATATGGATACCCTTTTTTTATCATTTCTTTTTAAATCGTTTCTTGACTTCTACAATGGCCAGTTCAATAGACTTTAATCCAGAGTATCCAATTAGAAACCCTAAGAATAATTGCGCACTTGAACTTACATCATGAAAACCACTAACAACACTCACTGTGAATGGCGTTATGTACATTGCTGAAATACCACCCACAAATATAGTTAGCATCCTTTCGTACCATTTAAGTTTTTGAGGGTTCAAAAATGATGCTACAGCACCAGCACACCCCGCTAAAAATATACCCAGTTTCCAACCCGTTTCCTCAACCCAACTCATTTATTCTTTTTTCTATCGTAAATATAAACACCAATCAAAACTGCTAAAGCCGTCACCCATTCTTGCCATGAAGGAATGAATGGATTGAAAAGGACTTCATCACATAGGTTTGATATAGCTGTAAATAATGCAAATCTAGTGAATACTTTTGACCACCCTTTGGTTTTTGTGCTATCAATGTATATTGCTCCAGCGATAAATATAAGAGCAAAACCGACACCAAAGTAAAAATCACCATCTTTTACCCAATGATAACAATGATTTAAATCCCAAAATAAACGGAATAACAAACCTATAATAGTTAACACTACATATATTTTGAACGCTCTCATTACGATCTTTTTGGCCTTCCTCCAATCGTATCCATTGCTTCATTTATTTCTGCTTCTGTTGGCGGTGTGTCGAATTCGAAAATATACTCAACACTTTCTGATACTACTTTTACTTCTTCCATTTTATTTGAATTTATTGGTTAACTTTTTTTTATGTAAGTACTGTTCCCGTCACTGTAAAAACTCTAACTGGTACAGGCTTCAATCCCGCATTTGATGTTTTTGAGAACGTTTGAAATCTATAATTTTGATAGTTGTGGTACATCGATGTAGTTGTAACATCTGGATTTGTTGTGCTAGTATGAAAGAATCTACCTGTAGGAATATTGAACGGTGGATAATCGAAGTATGCACCCATTAGTGGACGTCGAATATTTCTTAATTCATTTTCATTTGCTTGATGCCAACCAGTAAAACCACCAGTTGTAAATGTGTTTAGACAAAAATCTAATGCATACGCAAAATCCCCTCCAGTTAATAAATGTGGACTTCTATAATAACCCAAAACAGTATCACCGTTAAATGTTGTCCAATCGATTGCAATATCATTTGCATATACGCCTAGTCCTAATTCATCAGTAAAGCGATTAGTATTACCAAACGGGTTATTGCTTGACAATGTATCCAAATCAACTTCACGGCCTCTTTGTTCGTCACCATCAGAACCCGTTCCATATGATATTGTTTCCCCTGTTTTTAATATTGTATCACCTGTCCCTGAACTGCCTACTGGAACATTAACAGTAATAGTATTTCCAGCAATTGAATCAGGAACAATTGGATCTGAATTCTGATCTTGTAGAATAATATCCTGATCTTTTACAGATGGTTTTGTTAAAAATACACCACTATTCAATGTAATATCTTCATCTGGAACAATCAATGAATCTTCAGCAAAAACATTTTTAGTATATGATACATCTGAATTTGTTATAACTGAATCTTGAATCGTTTGATTTAATGAATTTGTGGCCGGTAAACTTCCATTGTACAATGTTTGTCCATATGTATCACTAATCAAGTACTGAGAATCATCAACAACGAAAATTCCACCTGAAGGTGCTTCACCTAATTCAACATTTAATGAATTGAAAACTTTTCCACCAGGAACAGTTGGAGGTGGAACGGGTATATTATCACCTGAATAAATAAATCCTTGTTCAGTTTCTCCAATCTTTACTTGTGTATCGAATCCATCAATCAAAACACCTTCCAATAATTCAACATTTTCAGGAACCATTACAACTAATGATAGTCGGCCCATCATAACAGAATGAGAATCTTCAGTTCTTTTAGGTTCAGCAATTGATAATTCATTAACCGCAACACCCGAAATGAATGGGGGTACAAATCCAAGCGTCAAATATTTAGTATCAGATAAAATTGCATCAATAACACCCATTAATTGGTGCAGCTTAAACATTGATAATGCGTCACCATCTTGTTCATCTGTTGTTACTGAACGTGTAAAACAATCGATATTATAATTGTAGGTTCCTACTTTCTTTAAAATCGTTGCATTATCAAATTCACCACGCGATAATGTAACATTAACACAAGGCATTTCAGCAGGAGTAAATGCTATTGATCTTTCAATATAAACTGTTGCATCTAAGTTTTCATTGTAAGAGATAGCAGATTGATTTGATAATTCTTCAATCAGAATTTCACCAACTCGATCTCGAATAAGTTCAAACGCACGTGGACCAATAGGATTTACAATTACACTCATTTTATGATGCTTTATAAGTCCCCAATATACAAACAATTAACCCAACTGTATCATCAGGGAAATATTCACGAATAACATACGTATTTTCAACACCAGTTGAATCTATTGCTTTAACCTTATGATTTTTCAAACTAACTTCACCATTCGAATCACGTACCGGATAACCAGCATCAGTTAAAAATTGCTCAGAAATTGCAATACTAGAAATTAATGAATTAACAGCTTCACCCATATCATTGAATCCAGTATGATGTTTTGCATGAAGTCCAACAACGTTTGCAGTTTCAGCACTCAATGCAATAAAAGTTAAAGCCGTTCCGAACCCATCCAAATCACTTGTGATTGCTTGAATGTCTAGTTTGGCCTGATTCATTAGTCCCATACTTATTTTTTTTAACGTTCTTGTATTGAATATGTACTATCAAGCTCTAAAGTACAATTACTTCCGTCTGAAAGGTTCGTTACTTGCCAGAAGGCATAATCGTTTTGAGCTAAAATAACATTAGCCAATCCAGTAAAATAAGCAACATCTCGCCCTCCTGAAAGGTTGTTAATTACTCTTGTTTGTTGATAAACCACAACGTCAGAACCATCATTTTTAACTAATTCTATCTTATAGTCATCATTTGCGCCACCCTCAAGAACAAAGTCAAAATTAACAGTGAATTCTCTGGGATTACTTCCTAAGTGCCTCAATTGACCATTAGAAGGTGAGTCAAAGTGCTGTAAATCTGAATTAGTAAATGTTCCATTTAAAACAGAAGGAACGTTAAATGATAATACGGTTAAAACTTCAGTTGTTACTGTAGCTACTCCACCAACGAAAGTATTAGGTATTCCGTTATTATCTTTCCAACTACACGACAAGTTTGATGATGAAATATTAGGGGTAAGATTTGTATCTTCAGGAACAGTCAAACCATCCCTAGTTATTATTGTATCTCTAAGCTCTAAAGTAGAAGGATTAGGGAAGTTCGTATCATTGAAATCTAAAAATGATGCAAGTGCAGGAAGATCACAATTAATATCTGTTAAAAATCTACTTTGCATTGTGAATGCTGTACCTTCTGCAAAAATAGATGTTGTCATTAATGCCGATAAGTTTCTGACAATTGAAGTTGTCACCCTATAACCGCCTAGCCAAGCACCATGTAAAGTTAACGAAGGTGAACCACCAAAACGACCAGTTTCCGTTTCCAAACCTTGTCTGTAGCCGTCAATAGTACCTAAAGATGTACAATCAATATAATTTAATTTTGATAATTCTATTGCATGGAAGCCATCAGAATCAGTTAAATCATACACTTTTGATCCTACTCCTGATGAAGTCATAAACAAATCAACTATTAACATATTACCAGACCCAATTAAAGCCGTTTCAGACTTAAACATTGTATAGTTATCTTCAGACGAAGTTAAACCACTCAAATCAAAATTAAATCCACGCAAGTTAATCCCACCAACAGGAACTATTATTTCAGTAGTTCCTAAATCAATTATTCCATCAATAAAATATTCTTTCGAAGAATCAATAACACCTCCCAAAATTAAAGATGCATTATTTTGATTTATTACCACGCTGCCGCCCGCGGTTGTCTTAAAACCCGTTTCAGTAGTATAGAAAGTGGTCCATGTAGAGAGTGTATACGCTGCATCATTTTCATCAACTAAATCATCTAATTCAACGATCTGTTTACCAATTTTAGGTGATTCAATGGTATATTTTTCACTTCCTGGTGTCAAATTAACAGGCCAAACATTAACCTTTGATTTATGATCTGGAACCTCGATTTTATCATTGTCTTTTACAAAGATTTGATTTCCTAAACTGTAAATTTTAAAACTCATGATTTTAGTATAAAAAAAACCACCACATTAAATGAGGTGGTTTTGTATTTGAAATATTATTTCTTATTAAATAGCTTCATCTTCATCATCGTTTGAATCATCATCGTTTGAATCATCGTTTGAATCATCGTTTGGTGCTTCATACGTTCCGGCCTTGATTGACTCAAGTAATTCAATTACTTCATCAGAAACAGGTAACAATGCACAATGAATGGCTTTATTATCGGCTGGTTTATATTCAATCTCTAAATGGTCCAATGCAATATCAATTTCTTTTTTTGTAAAATCAGAATTTTTAACAGGTTCATCAACTAACAAATTAGGTTTACTAAAACCAGCATCAACAGTTATAACATTTGGTTTTTCAGATTCTGATTCCTCAATAAAACCTTTATCAATCAAATCTTGAACATTTCCATCTGGAAAATTATTTGAAGTCACAATATCACCAGCATTGAAAACCTTTCCAATTCCACCAACTGATAATGCTATTACTTTAAACTTTTGCATGTGTGATTTTTTAAATGAGTAAAAAGAGGTGTAAATTAATACACCTCTTTTTGAATGTTTTATCCTACTGGTTGACCTGTATACATTTGATCAACAGCAATTGGAACAGCAACACCGGCTGACTTTATATGTTGTTCATCAGTTGTCGCACGTTCATCAATAAAGTTTTGAATCATATACGCTCCACTCTGACCATTTCCACTAGTATTAGAGCTTCCAATTAATTGTGGAACTGCTCCAAATACTAATTTAAATTTAGGTGCTTCTGGAAGTACGATGAATTTTTTAGGATTCATATAAGGTGTTGAAACTCCTGATGCGTTGTCATAAAATTCTGGATATGTCCACAATCTAAACTTGAATGATCCCGCTGAAACCTCACCATGCAAAGTTCCTCCTGTAGAATTTCTTTGTGGCTCTCTAATCATATCTAATGAGAAGTTTCTGATATCTGCACGTTCTTTAACAATATCATTATTCATAAACGCTTCATGAACCTCAGATCCCATTATCACATTATAAATAGTACTAACTGTTTTCCCTTTTTGACGGATAAACAAAGCAGCATCATTTAAGTCATCATATGGGCTATTTGTTCCGACAGTCCAAGGTGAACCAGTCAAATCAACCAATGATCCTGATTTTCGTTTAAAATCAATATTAACAGCCATAGCCAATTCAACAACTCCAGTTTCAAGAACTTGAGCGCATTGTAATTCATATGCACGTTCAATTTTATCTCTCAATTTTATCATTTCATCAGCAGTCTCTCTTGATAACTGAGCAAATGCCTCAGGGCTTTGCATACCAATAGCAACATCATACAATGCATGTTCATTTGCTGTTAAATATTCCCAATAAAATGGTGGTACAAAAATCTTTTGAGTTGATTTTGTCATCTTGTTACGATTACCATTTGTTCCGCGCTCAACATCTACAGCAACTTTTTCAGTACCTCGTTGAACTTCGATTGAAATTTCTTTACTTCTGGTTTCATCTGTAGGGAAAAATGACCTAAAGAAACCAGGAACAGGTATATTTTCTCTATAAATTGCAATTGTCATCTTGGTAAACAAATTACGGGCATCCTGTAAAGGTATAGCCATATTAACAAAACCAAGATTTGTTTCTGGTGTAACAACTGCAACAAATGCCAATCCTAAAACAGAACCAATAATTGATGATCCAAACAATAATGAAGTTACAGAAGCAACAATCAAGAAAGTTAAGATTTTAAATAAATTTTTCATTTTGACTTTTTTAAAAATAAGTAATTATTGATTATCGAATTCAGATAATTCAGTTCCAAGAACTAAAACGATTCCAACTGTATCAGCTCCAATTCTGTCTTTCAATCTTCGTGAATCAATGATTGTTTCCAATGTATCAGTTCCATCAAGAACGACAAGTTCCTGGGCAACTTCACCACCATCACAAATATTTACAGTTACAGTTTCACCAGCAGCAACATCTGTTGCTCTAGTTAAAATTCCAACTGGAATTTGTGACCCATCAGATGATGCAGATTTCAACACAACCAATACACCCGTTGCAGTAACCCGCCCCATTAATGTACCAGCAGCTAATGTTTCATCAACATATGTATCATTTGTATAATCACCTTGCGAATATTTATTATCACGTAAGAAAATAAAATCCGAATTATAATTCGTGATTGATTGGTTGTTCGTACTCAGTACGTTGTTAACACTTCCGTTTTCCATAACAAAAATTATTTAGCAGCTTCAACGTTGACTCCAGCCAATGCATTAACCTGTGATTCAAAACTATCCAATTCTTTTTGTGCAGCAGAGGCCACTGGCGTTTCCTCTTGTGTTTCAACTTCCGTTTCCGTTTCCGTTTCAATAGCACTTAATGCATTACTTGAAAGACGTTTAACACCAAATTCAGCCATTGCTGTTTGGGATAAGTTCTCACCACTTTTGATTCCTTCAGCAACCGCCACTGGATCAATATCGTTATTAACTAACCATGCTCCAACACGATCTTTTTCACCAGCAATTGCGGCCGCCACAATAAGTGCAACAGCTTCTGGATATTTCGCTTTTAATTCTTCTACATTCATAATCCCTTCGTTTTTAGGTTTTTCAGTTTCAGTTTCAACAGCTTCAACAACTGGTTCAATTTTATGTTGAACACCATATGATGCCGCAATTCTTGCCATTTCTGAATTTATTGAGGTTACTTTTTTAGGTGTTATTTTTACAATTCTATCTATTAAACCAATGGCCTTTGCTTGTTTTGCATCTAAATACACATCAATTCTACTATCCATTGAAAATATTTCCTTCAATGTATGTCCTGCGATTTCTTCAAACTTAGGGATATCAATTTTTGCTTTTAATGCATTTAATAAATGATCATTTATACTTTTTAAATTCGCTTTTATATCATCCGTAAAGTACTCAGATCGTTCAAACCATTCATTGTATCCTGCACGATGGATCATGTATTGTGAAACATCAAGCCCTTCAACATCATCAGCATAAACGCAATAAAAAGCACCCATTGAATACGCTTTTCCGTCAACCTTAACGGTTTTCTTTCCTGAATGCTCCATGAACTTGGCTATCATTCCCCAACCATACAAAACATCACCACCTTCAGAATTAAGACGAACAGCCAAATCATCATCAGCATTTATATCCACAAATGACTGAATAAATTCAGTTGCAGACCATGCGAAAATTTGACCGTATATTAATAATTCCTTCATCTTGATGATTCGATTTATATAGTGCTAAAGTAGAAAGTTAAATTAATTTTTATTTAGAAATTACATCATTAATGTAATTTTTTTAACGATATTTGATACATGGAAAAAGAATCAGATATCAGAATAACAAACCCTTCACCACAAGTGAAAGAGGAATTGAAAAACATAGCAAAATATGAAGGTGTTACATTGACGCAATTCTTGAAACCCAAATTGCGTGCAATAGTTGATTCTTACCCTGAAGAAATTAAGAATCCAAAACCTCGGTAACAGCAACATCTTCAGTTTTAATTCCTAAAGATTTACTTCTGTCAAGTTCTTTTGCATATTGTTCCTGATTGGATTTAAGATCACCAGAATTTAAAACTTCAGTTGATCGTTCAGCGGTGGTTAAATTTATATCCGCACCAGTTGCACCAAGTTTTAAACGTTCTGCACGTACTTCTTTCTCTGGATCTATATGCGGGAACATTGCGCCCGTAAATCTAGCGTTTCTATACGCTTGTAAAACAACACGATTTTTTGATGATACTGCATTCAAATATCCAGGTGCTTGAACTTTCTGTTTTAGAATCTCAATATGCAACCAAAACACATATATCTTGCAGTAAAATTGAAAACTAAAATCTTTACGCTCAACAATCATTGTGTGTTCCCAATCCTTTGTGGCTGTTCTTGATGCTGAAAACGAATCATGATACAACGAAAAAGCAACGTTTGGAGGAATATTCATTGTTGCACAAAATATATCAGCATTTGTTGAATAAAATTCCTTGAAATATAATTCGTTTTTTGATTCTAAACTTTTCAAGTGAGAACCCAACGGCATGTTGTATGTGTTCTTATTTGATGTTGTCGATATTGTATTGGCCAATTGATTACCTAATTCATCAACAGGTAAATCAGATGTTGTTGAATTCCCTGCATCAAATGCGCTTGCCAATGTTCCAACCAATGGTGATTCACCTGTTGAAAATTGTTCATGCTCAATTGCAAACGCTATTTTCTGACGTTCTTCAGCAGATCCAACTGCAGCTTCTTTATATCGATCAATTTTCGAAAGAGTTTCCAACGATGTTGAAATTGCCGGCATCCCTCGGTCGTTATCAATTCTAAACCTACCACCATAAACTAAAAATGCAACTTCTAAACCTGATTGTGGATTGGTTGCCAATATGCGTTCAAAATCAAACGTGTCTGTTTGAACGTGATAAGCTATATGTTTACCTTTTTTATTCTTCTCAATACCATGTTTGATTTTATTGCCTTTTGATTTTGCAGGAATAACGAAAGGGTTTTTTACATGAGCAGCATCAATTACTTGAACATTTACATCACCATCTTTTAACCGAAGAACAACCAAAACATCACCTCCAATTTTAGCATTTTTATATGCTTCTTTTGAAAGGCTGTTCAAGTTTGACATTTCATCATGACTTGAAAAACTTGATTCAGCCCACAATTTGAAACGTGCTTCAACATTATCATTGAATTTTTCAGCATCCATTGAAAAGCCTTCAGTTTCTAATAATTCATCCATTGGATTCGCTTGAAGTTTCAACCCTTCATCGATCATCCACAATGTCATTTTGTTTAAAACAGTGTGTGCAATATCAGAGTCCAAATACGCTTGCCATGATCGGGTGCGCAAATTGTCATAATCTAACCAGTAATTAACAGCAGGACCCATTTCCCCCAAATCCTTTTCACCATTGTATGGTAATGAATAGGCTTGTCCCCATTGTCCACCTTGGCGACTTACCGCGCGCGGATCATTTACAACCGTTTTATTTGTTGTTGTCGGCTCTGTTTTTTTCCAGAAAGCAATTCCAGAAAAAATATCTTTTGCGTTCATCTTCTTTTAAAATTTCGTGAATCAACAAGTTTAACCTGTCTAGGTGTTAACATGTTCAAATAATATATGCGCATATGCTCATACTTTTTCAGATCGTTCATAACATCACCAGCACTTCTATATATAATATCAGTTTTGGTTTGTCCGGTATCTAGTTTGTACTGGAATATGTTTGAATTGTTAACAGATGGTAATGCAGTAACTAACAATGCATCAATCAACACATCGAGTTGTGCAATTTTAGCTTGTATTTGGGCTTTAGTTCTTCCAACTGCATCCAGCTTATAAAAAATAACATTATCTGACATAGTACAAATATAATAAAATTCAAATTGTTTTTATTTCTTCAATTTTAGCACCACTAATTTCAGCAGTTGAAGGTGCAGTTGGTGGTGCAATTACTCCTGGTGTTGGTGTTGCTCCAACTGTAGCTGTTGTGATGTGTGTGTGTGCGTTAAAATCACTAACAAATTGATTGAAACCAGTTTCCAATTCAGAAAAACGAACCATAAAATCAGTATCTCCACCAATTTCCATTGTTCCATTGTTTTTCATCCAAGTATAGAATGATAATGAACCATCAGATTGTAATGAATAGCTTCTATTTTCACCCGGTTCCGCTAATTGTTCTCTATTTATATATCCAATTATTGCAGTTTTTCCAATCTCACCAGTTGGAGAATAAACAGCAATGAAATCTTTTAATGGATTTGAATCATTTCCAAATGGTCCAACTTCAACACATTCTTGAACATCAGATTTCCCCATTCTAAGAACTTTAATCCAACGGCCTTTGCTTTCCTTTAATCTAGTTGATATTACTTTTACAAAATTCATGATTCTTCAGTTGATTCCACAAGTGGATGAAGGTTTATCCCTCGATAAATATTAACAGGTGTTGAATCATCATAAACAGATGGTAAAACACAATTCAAAACAGCCGTTTCACTTGTTTCATCACCTGTGAAATTAATGCTTTCAATGAAAAAAGTTTCCTTATTATATATGAACAAATGCGGTGCAATTATTGTAATCGTATTGTTAGGTTTTATTATCTTACCATTAACCACCCAATCATGAATTTTAATTGTAAGTTTTAAATCTTTTAATTCATTTGATAACGCTCTTTTTGCAGCTAATGGAGTATCATTATCATCACCTGACGATTGTGATTTTACGGTTGGCCTATAGGCAAAAGAACCAACAACGTATGGATTCCTTATTGTTGATTCTCCAGCATTTCCACCTTCATCATCAGCTTGTTTTTGCATTGTAATATGAGAGTGCATATTCTGACCGTTGAAATTTAAATCAAAATCAGTTGCAGGAACGGTTCCATCAGTAGTATCAAAGTTTAATATTGGTTCAGATTTCGTATCAGCTTCAGTGAATAATAATTCACCTAATTCAGTATGGGACAATACAATGTTCTTTTGTTTTGCTAACCCTGATAAATATGATGCAATATTTTGTGAATCTGATGCTGTTGTTACCTTGAATGATTTATTCATTGGACCACTAACAGATGGATCAATAACAACCCCAACTTTGAATCGTGGCGTTAATCTTCTGGCTATACTTGCCAATGATAAACCATCAAATTGAAGTGGGTACATTGATGGTGGAATTTCACAATCATTCAAAACACCAGGACGTGAATAGCCAGAAAGGGAAACCATTGTTTGTGTAACTTTTTGACTAAAATTGTGACTCAAAATTGTACCTGTTAACAATAATTCCCCATTATGTTCTAATTTGCACCCATGAAAATGGGATGGTGCATAAATCTCTTTATGTTCAATATTAAATGGATCGAAATAAGATTCAAATGAAAATGATGATGCGGGAGAATTCCAAACAAGATTCAATGAAAATTTATTAAAAAATTTAACATCCCTATTTTCGAACCTATCATCAATACTTAATTTCATACGTAATATTTGATTTCTCTTCCCTTCTCAATTTGGAACATTTCACTGATGCCTATATTGTTATTTTTCATAAATGTATCAATATTTACATCAAAAAGATCAAGCCCATAAAATCTATACGTTAAATTGATAACGTTTGAATCTTCAGATAATAACAATGTTCGCTCTTGTTTTGCATCCAATGCAATATTAAACAACTGTGAAACGGCATAATTAACAATACTAGTTAATGAACTGATTGAATTGAAATCTGGAATATAACTGTCCAATTCACCACCGTTTGGAGTTTGAAGAGAATCAAGCAATTCAAGATATAAATTATAGTAAAATAATATGAAATCAATAACCTCAAAAACCTGATTTACATTTCCATAATCGTCAAAATCATCATATGAATTAACTGATGCATTAACCATTCCAGTAATGAATGTTCCTGCATTATTTTCAAATATCTTTTTCTCGTTTGGTGTAATTAGATTCTCTATTGATGAACTCAAATTCAACATTTGATCCTTCAATAAATTTAACCTATCCATTACTCCAGTCTTAAAAATTGATGGATATATTAAAACATCTTGAACAGCCGTTATCATTAATGATGTTTTTGATGAACCTTCTAATATTAATGAATTAGCCTTCGTAAATAAATTGAAATACTCATTCAATTGAGATTCATCAGAAATAATGCCTGATGATTCTTCATATGATTCACTAACATTACCTGAAATCAAATTCAAATCAGACGCTTCAGGAACTACATCATTAGTAAATGATTCAGCTGAAATTTCTTGTTGTGTTATTACATCCTGTTTTATTTTGTTTTCAGGATTCACTGATGACTTTGGAGCATCTTCAGTAATAGTTTCAATAAGATCAATTGAAATTTTAGTGATGTTTAATCCACTATTATCAAATGATAATGATTTAGGATGAACAATTAAATCATCATATATTGGATGTGATATTTTCCACGGGCGTTTATCACGTGCGGATAATTCAAATGCACTTGAAACATCAATATTATCTTCACCTTGAAAAATAATATTCAAAGAATACGTTGTTCCTTTATGTTCACTTTTCTTAACCAATGTACCACCGATGTTTGGGAAATTGAATTCAGCAATATTGTATTCAACTGTTTTTCCACCAATAGAATATAAAGGCGTGTAAACTTTACCATCACCAGTTGTGATAATAATATCGTTTTTTATCCTTTCAATCCAACTCATTTGTTCATCAATCGTTTAATTTGCTTTTCTCCCTCAATGATATAAAAATCATCAAGTTTTTTAGCTGATTTTATAGATGCTTTCTCCATGAAGTGCGTTGCTTTAACGCTAACATTACGCCCCTTTTTGTAGGAATACAATGCAGTTAATTTAAACTTTCCACCGGACCGGCTTAATGATCTAACTCTCCACAATATTTCCTTTCCTCTATATTCAGATAAAACCAACCCACCAACACCCGCTTTAACTACGGATTTAACAAACCTTTGTTTTGCATTAGCTCCACGAACTTTCCTAGAATTAACCACGTTTGGCATCGTTGAAATCCTGTTCTTTTTTTGAACTTTTTTCTTGTTGCTTTTACTAGATCTCGCAGAATCCATTGCAATTAATGACCTTCCTTTTATAGTTCCTCCACGCTCTTGTTGTTCAAGATCATCAACGGCTTGGTTTTTACCTCTACGGGAAACAAAACCAACAGTTGATGCCATTGATTTAGTATTGAAACCCTTTGCCATATCAACACTAGAATTGGACTTGAAAAATTTTTTATCTCTATTTTGAAATCGTTTTGCTGATTTCGGCATTGTACTTTTCTTAACGTCAAAAGCGGCTGAATTCAAAGATGTTCGAACAGCAACTGGAAAAGCTGATTTATGTAACTTCTCCAGTTTGTTTGTTAGATTAACAACAGCATCATTATTTACGTTAATGAATGGCATTAATCAGTCATTGTGAATCTTATATTCCCACGATTAATTGAATCATCATCAAATGCTGTTTGATGGAAATAACCATCATGATCACGCATCAAATAGATAGTATTACCCTCAATTAAATACATTCCGTGAGATAACAAACCAGTTTTAGCCCCATTATCAGAAATTATTTCAATATCAACACTGATAATTTTTGAAACATCAATTGATGAAACATCAACAAATACTCCAACACTTTCATCCATATCCCAAACGCCAATGTTTAAAATAGAATAATTCGATGGTGGAATAGTTTCAGTTTGCGGAACTTCTTTTTTACATGATGCCAATGAAAATGTAAATACTAATAATAATAAAGTTAAATTTTTCATGTTTATTTTTTTATGTAAATATACATAATTAAATTGAATGTTTTATAAAAATGTGTCCTCTATTAATTACACCATCATTAAATGATGTATTATCAAAATTCCCTCCGTTATCTCTAGAGACAATTATATTTGTAGGTCCAGCAACATAAGTACCACCAAAATCCAACGGATAAATTTGCCCATTATCATCAACAACAACAACATTAATAGCGTGTATTTTTGTATGATCAACTATACCATGTGCAATTGTAACGTTCAAAGTTGCATCCATATCCCAAACGCCCAATTCCACTATTGTTGATAGCCCTCCATTAACAGCTATAAGAGCTTCAAATAGCTGGAAACCATCATATTCATTATCAACAATTCCGTTTGGAGTCACATCGCCTTCATCGGCTAATTTGGCGAAAAATTGCCACACATCAGATAATGATTCTCTATTCATCTTTGTTCCTTCAATGAGTCCAACCCTATCTTTAACATCACCATATGGGAATTCAGCCGTTGGTGCTGTTACGTTTGGTAAATTTTCTAATTTTATCATCTTTTCTTTTTTAATACGTGTAATTTATAAATAAAATTCCGATTGCTTGTACTGGCTTTATTTTCAATACGAGTTGTCGGAATTCGTTTTTTCTCTCTTCATTTACATTGGCAAATTCTCCAATAACAGGACCACCAATAAAAAATATACTTCTATAATTCTGACCAATATTAAATGGAATATCCTTTAATTCATCAATATTATTTGCTATTTTGTTTTTATATACACATTCATCCAATTGAAAATCCCCTAATTGACCATCTCCAAGTTCAGCACAATTAAACAGTTCTGGATAAACGCTAAAAACATCACCCAATTCGAAATCATCTAATTGACCATCGCCCAATTGTCCTGTTTCAGAAAATGGTTGCAATATTTGTTCAACTGTTTGTTCTGGTATGTTCTCATAAACGTACAAATCAAATCCAGCCAATTGCAACTGTTCCTGTAAATAATCCCAACTTTGACGCGCTAAAATTGTACCCGGATGATTCATTTTCCTGATGATAGCTGATTTTCTATCGCTCAAAAGAACAGATTCATTTGTGATCATTCCCAAACGTTCTTCCCATCGTGTTGCATCATCAGCCGTAAAGTTATCATTATCAGGTAATATTGAATCAAAAATTGATAGTGAATCTTCAATCAATTGATTTTGACTAATCGTTAATCCATCATGAAGTTTATCCAATACTCCATTTTTTGGAATATTAAACGCCCTTCCTGTTGGATACAGCTGATTAATTAATTTCTTTAACTTGATTTTAAACATACGTTATTGAATTCAAATATGGAATGTCACCGTTTTCAAATGTAAATGTTGCAACTGGATTTGAATCAATATCCATTGTAACCGTTCCAAATTGACTTCCCGGAACAGCATTCAATATTACTGATACAATTTTATTTAAATCGAAAATGTCATTTTTATTAGCTAGGATATCGATTGATGAAACGAATGGACGTATATCATCCAATTCAGATTTCATTGCGTTAAAAATCGATGTTTGTATATCTGGAGTCAATCCAGAGTATGAAGGAATTACAATATCAATATCCAGTGGTGAAACATCTAAATAATTAACCGCATAAACTGCTAATGGTTTTCTAGATGGTCGATCAACTGTTGGATCTTCAATTGCAGATTCAACAGCATCTTTAATTGCGGTCGTTGGAGTTCCTTTCCCATCAGTAGAATCAACAATTGTTGCTTCAATATATAGATTCACTTCGTTTGAAACTCCAGATGCTGCATATGGATATGTTTCATTAACACCTTGCGCATCAGATGCCCAGATTCGATAATCAGAACCCGCACCACCTTGTGGTTCCAGTTGATAGGATTGTAATACTTTTTCCCTGTATTCCTCAATTGTTTCAGCTGCAATTGGTTCAATAGATTCTGTTAATACAGTACCCAATGAATCAACCAATGCTAATGGTTGTGTTGAAGTTAGTTCATCACTAATTGATAACTGAGAATCCAAACCAGATTCCAATGCTCTCAAAGTAACAATATCAGTTCCATCCAATATGAATTCATTATCTAAAATGAATAATTTACCAGGATTCAATGAATCATCATTACTTTTAAATGTTGTTGATGCTGGAACAACAGAACCTATTGTTCCGGTTAATTGAACGGTATATTCTCCTGATGTAGCAACAAATGGACCACGGCCAATTTTAACACGCCCAAAACGTTCCAATGTACCGCCAATAGTTTCTGAATCAGCTGTATCAGCAAATATATTTTTCTGAACCTTAGCCAGATTCAAATAAGCAAGTTTTAATTGTCCAGCCTGAACAGCAGCTAATGCACGTAAGAAATTCTTTCCGAATAATGGAATTGAAAGCCCTGAATATTGAGCCTCCAAATCAGCTATGATTCCATTGTATAATTCTGCTATAGTTGGAATGTTTATCATGATATCATTGTTAATTCCGCTTCCGTTGAGTCCCAAATATAAGTGAATTCATTGGATTGCAGATTGTTTGGCTCTTGTATTTTTATCAGAATTTCAATTCTATCAGATGAAGCTATTGATACTTCAACTTCAACTTCAGAAAATTGATTCATGAATTCCAAATCATTTTTCACTGCATTGAGCAATTGAATACGTCCAGAACTATTTAATGGAGTTTCTTTTATCTTCTTTTCAAGAGTAGAATTAAATTGAATAGAAGGATCTGATAACATCAATAAACTGTTGCCCCACCAATCAAAATATTGCTTTCCATCAATACGATCAATTTCAGTTGATTCATCAACATTACCTCCAAACATTCCAAGATATGGCATATTTTGAAACCCGTCAATAATTGATAAATCATTACCTTTTAAAACGGCATCACCACCATCACTATTTTCTATAATTTGTAAATCTGACATGTTAATTTGTTGTTCCAAGCGAAGGCGTTGAAATGTTCTTGGTTCCACCACCTGATAATTCAGTTCCTTGAGGAAGGTTTTTGAAATCAATAGTTAATGTTTCGCCTAATCGATTTATAATGTTAGTGAGATTATTTTGTTCTGTTTTCTTCGGGTTAACCTTTTCAACAACAGCAGGACCACCCGCATCAACATTTGCTTGTTGTTCTGCCAATATCCCTGCATCTTGTTCAAATCTTGATGCCCTAGCTTCAACAAGTTGTGCCGCTGTTGCTTCAGGTTTTATTTTTGAAAGTTCTAATGCTCTAGCCAAAAATTGATCAGCACCTGATGGACCTCTATCCCTAGCAATTTGAGCTGCTTTGAATTTCTCTTTCATCATTTCAGCACGTGCCTCAGCTTGCGCCCTTTTCAAAATGCTTTCTGTGAGTTCTTTCTCAGCAGCATTAACAGCTTCTAATGCTCCAGCTTGTTTTATGATCTTATCAGTTATTCCAGGCTGAATTTTATCTATTTTCTGTAGAACATCACTATATTCTTCAGTACCAAAAGTTAATTTCCGCAATTTTTGAAATAACATAGTTACTTCAACTCTCTGATCAACAGAAGCACTTAACGCCCTGCTTTTAACTTCATTATTAAGTTTTTCAGCCCTAGTTAATTCCCTTACTGTTATTGTTGCTTTTTCTGTTCCAAAAATAAATTCCCACATAGCCTTGTGCAGTAAATATATAGCGGTAACAGCTGCAATAATTCCAATTATTATCAACCCTATAGGATTAGCCATCAATGCAGCGTTCCACAACCATGTAGCAGCAGTAACTGCATATGTAGCCGCTGTACTCGCAAACATTGCAACCTTAGATGCGACCATCATTATTAACGTTGATTTCTGAGCCAAAGAATAAAGCCATGATGCAGCCGCACCAAGTTTTAGAGCTACATTATAAACCATCATTGCGCCCCTAGCAAGTAACAACGCTATTTTAACAGCGGCAAGAAACAAAAGAAGACGAACACCAACAGAAACAATTGTATCTAAATTATTCGCAACAAAAACCAACATATCCTTCAACATTTCCATGCCCTTTGATGCACCAGCACTTCCGGTTATCATGTTAACCCATGCAGATTTTAATTCCTCAAACCTATTTGATAATGTATCAGATTTAATTGCAGCTTGTTCAGTTGCCGTACTGGTCCCCGTTACACCTTTTGTATATTGCTCAAATAAACTAACATTATTCAATAATATTTTACCAGTTGAAACGTTTTCAGCACCAAATAATTTATTCAAAAATGCATCCTTTTTCTTTGCTGTTCCTAACTTGTCGAATTTCTTTTTTGCATCATTCAACGCATCATTCATGTTGAATTGTCCACTGGTATAACCTAAACCAGCTTTTTGAAGTTTGAGAACTGAACCACGTAATTTTGTACCAGCTTCAGCACCTTTTAATGAGAATTTCCCCATCACTTCGATCAATGCAACGGATTCTTCCATTGTTAAATTGGCTCCAGCTGCAACAGATCCAAAGTTTTTCATTGATTCGCCAACCTCAGTGATATTCGAAGAACCAACAACGGAACCAGCCGCCAAAATATTCATTGTTTTAATAGCAGCAGCACCACCAGTTACTGAAAACTGATTCATTACACCAGTTAAATTTGCAGCAGATGTTGCAAGATCATCACCAGATGCTTTTGAAAGTGTTATTGATGCCTTAGTTACTTCACCAAGGGCTTTGGAGTTCTTTAATAATTCAGGCGCAGCAGATCCAACAATTTCAAATCCTTTCGCAACTTCTACCGAACTTTTTTTCGTAGATTTTGCAACACTTTCAATTTGTTTCTGGAAAGCTGCAAATTCTTCGTTGGTGGTTCCGGTTATCGCCTGAGTGGATGCTAATGCCTTTTCATAATCAACCAATGATTTAAATGAAAACATTATTCCACCAACAACTGCAGCACCTAATGCAGCAGCAGTTGCAAATGACAACATTCTCTTTGTGGCCTTACCGATTCCAGGTGTTATTTTTCTAAAACCTCTTTCAGCTCTTGATAATCCTCTTTCTGTTTTTTTGGCAAATTTATCAATACCCTTCCCCATTTTCTTAACCGTAGCTGAAAACTTATCAACGGCTGTGAATTTAGTAGGTATAACAAATGTTTTTGCCATGCTATTTTTTGATTAAATATTATTTTTGTTCTGAAGGTTTATTAACCTCTACTACATCATTATACCAGAACTTTAAACCAAAATGATCTGCATCATCGAGATACAGATCATTAATTTCTTGTGGCGACCAGTGATGTTCACGTACCACTGAAACAATATACGCATCAATTTCTTCGTTAGTTAGATAAAAAAAAGCGCGTAGTTTTTCGCAATTGATAAATCTTCAGTATCCATTTTAGAAACTATTCCAGAATTAACACCTGATAACGCTGTGATATGCGCTAAAAATCTACCATCAACATCAGCAGCTTTAACTTGCTTTAAATGATTATTCAATTTACCAGTATTAATTCTGTAATCGTATTCAATCGTTTTAACATCTTCATTTTTTCCTATAGGAAATAATAGATGTTGAACAACCTTCATTTTATCATGATCAAAACTTAATTGCCCTGACATAGTATCTTGAATCAATTCATCAATTGTTTCGCTGTTCGATTCTCTCTGTCGGGGCTTCATTCTTTTTAAGTCCATCCATTCAGTAACATCTTGTGTTGCTGCATCCAAAGATATTACATCTTTAGGTAGATCTTTTTCCTCGTTTTTCATATGTGTGTGTGTTTATTGATTTAGGTTTTATCCTACGATTTTTTTAATGTCTGTACTAGCCACTTTTATAGTAACAGTACCAGCATTAACATCTGGTTGTACATCACCAACAGGAATTCCAGAACATCCAAAAACAGTTCCGTTAATTATTGAAAATGTATAATCAGCTTCAACAGGATCAGCCATTAAATCCGCAATAACTTGTGCATCATTTCGAACATTTTGATCATTAGCAATTACAACTTCAAAAAATCCCATTACTTGGTTTTTTTGCCAAATCGCACCACCTCCACCAGAAATCATTGCAGCATCATCAGCTGTTCTAATTCCACCAGGATCATACGTGTTACCTTCACCCGCTTTAGGAAAAAATGTACCACTTCCAATTGTTGGGTGATTGTATGTGATTTCTGTAATCTGTCCAGCTACCGTTGCCATATCGTAAAGTTTTAAAAATTATTTTTATCCGAAATTAAATCCAGCTTCAGCCGTTGTACTTGCTATTCTAGCAATTCCGCTTCTTTTGTATCTAAAGAATGTTTCAAATCTATCAGGATTTGTTGATGATATTGAAACTTCAATTGAATCTTGCATAAATGACGTATCAGCAATCAAAGCACGATCAGTAAGATCAACAGCATATTTATCAACAATTTGTTTCCATTGTTTTGGTTTAACTGTTTTTGATGCTGATGAAGAATCACCATTATTTAATATAACGTGACCAACAACATTGATTTGTTCTAATAAATAATATCCAAAACGAACATTGAAATCAAGCATTAAATTACGTACATATCTGAATTGTGGCGGTGTTTCACCAACTGGATGATATGTTGTTACGAAATCGGCCATGCTGTATTTACCATCGATTAATTCAACGGTTGAACATCCTTTTTTAACAATAGAATCACGATTCACATACGTTGCCATAGCCCCAATTGATGCTGGTGCTGGCATATCTGGATATGAACGATTAATAATGTCTAATTGTGGCGTATCTTGTGCCGTTCTAGCTTCCATTAAACAAACATTTGCAGCAGCTTCAAAAGGCAATCCAGCACTCAATGGTGCAGGGCAAATTGAAATTGTTACATCGTCTTTTCTTGTGTCAGTCAATGATGATGGATCTTCCAAAACTGAACCTGTCAATGCTACGAAAGGCTTCATGATTATTCCAGAATAACGCCCTGTTGGACTGTTTGGATCAGGAATTCCATTGAACGCTTCTAATGTGTCCATTGTAGATGAAACAGCACCATATGAATTGACAACCAAAGTCACCCAATCATTTTCAAACATATCAAGTGCAGCCTGTACGCTTGGAGTACCAGCAGCCGTTACAGTTTCAACAACTGCATATGTAATCCCTGCATCATTATCATTTGTATCAACAGTGATTGATATATCAGCCGCTGTTAAACCGGTCCATTTAGATGTTGCCGTAGTTTCATAATCAGTATTTACAGCCGTTAATGGACATCCTAAGACATTATTAATTGCATCAGAAATTTTAGCTGTAATGTCTGCCGTTGTATCATCTTTTAAGATAGACATATCATAAGATGAACCATCAATGCCTTTACGCCCTGAAACAACCAATGTATGAACAGCGTTTGCCGTTGCAACACCTGTTGGTGTAACCTCTAGAACCTGAGCCGTAGAACCAGCAGCAGCATCTTGTGCATAAACGATTGTTGGGATACCACCAATTCCAGAACCTGAATTCGGTCGTAAAATTCGAAAGATAGTATAAACAGGAGAGCCAAAACCGTAAAGTTCACCAGCCTGTTGAGCCGTTGTAATTTCTACACCAGTATTAACCAAATTTGATTGGTTGGCTGTATTTGCTTCAGCAAATATTGCAACACGTTGTGGTAAATTCGGAGTTGTGTTTGAAAAATTACCTTTTGTAATCTTGTATCCAACAACTTTTGAAACTAATTCAGAACCTACTGCATCACTCGCCATAATTAAACGTTTTAATTTGTACCTATTTTCGACTTCAAAAATGACAAAAAAAAACAAACACGTGTTGATTCCTTACATTAATAATGTAATTTTTTTATATCTTTGATACATGAATAAAATTAAAATTGGAATAATTATTCCTGATAGATCAGATCGCCCTGAATTCCTGAAAAATTGCCTTCGAATGATTGGCAATCAAACCATGAGAGCAGATATTATTGAACTGGTTGATGATCTACCTATTAATGACCGTTGCGATATCACATGGAGATATAGAATTGGATATGATCGATTAAGAAATAAAGAATTAGATTGTATCCTTTTAATGGAAAATGATGATTGGTATTCACCAACATACATTGAAACAATGGTGAATAAATGGGTGAAAGCAGGGAAACCAGAAATAATTGGTACTAATTACACTATTTATTACCATATTGGTATCAATAAGCACTTCACAATGAATCATCAATTAAGGGCATCAGCAATGAATACGTTGTTAAAACCTGATTTAAATTTTAATTGGCCGGTGGACCATGAACCATATACTGATTTACATTTATGGAAAACGTTGAAAGGTCATACATTCAAACCTGAAGAAATTATTTCAATAGGAATTAAACATGGTGTTGGTTTGTGTGGTGGTCGAAATCACAACTGTAGCTTTCACCGATACATAAACGATGATTCAAATGGATCATTCTTAATTGAAAATATGGATACTGAATCACTTTTTTTTTATACCAAGCAATATGATACATAAAACAGTTAAAATTGGAAGTTTCTGCGTAATTGCAGATGATGCTGAAATTGGTGAGGGAACAGTAATTCAATCATATGTTGAAATACGTTCTGGAACAATCATTGGGAAAAACTGCTACATTGATAGCGGTGTTAAATTTTCAGGAAAATGTAAGATTGGAAATAATGTAACATTGCGATATGATACTATAATTGCACGTGGCGTTGATGTTGGTGATGGCTCGTACTTATGCCCTCGCGTAATGACAAATAACCTGAACACTGAAGAGAAACAAATTGGAGGCGCAAAAATTGGAACTGAATGTTTCATCGGTACACATTCAGTTTTGCAACATGGAATTGAAATCTGTGATGATACTGTGATTGGATCAATGTCATTTGTTAATAAATCAATAACTGAAGCTGCAAAATATGTCGGGATACCAGCCAAAAAAATATAGAGTTAAAGCTCTGAGCCTTGGAGGTCGTAAAGGCCAACTTTTTAAAAGTGGTGATATTGTTAGTGAATTTGATTTCACTAGTGGAAACGCTGTGAAACTAGTTCAATCTGGTTTCCTTGAAAAAATTGGAGCGTCAAACGGTCAAAGCATAGCATTCAAAACTGATCACAAAATCAAGTTAGTGATTGGAACTATGATGTGGAAACGTTTTGATTTGTTCCAATTGTGGTGTGATCATATCAAAAGACTTCAAAAGGAATGCCCCGAAATAGAAATAATACCAATTTCAGTTGGGAGTGAAGGATCAGCAAGTAAATCAATATGTGATTCTAATGATGTTTTTTACATGGAACATGCAAATTTGCCATTAAGAAATAAGGCAAATGCACGTTTAACTTTTGCTAAACAATTTAATCCGGACTATATTTTATTTCTTGGATCTGATGATATTATTTCAACTTCATTACTCAAGGAATACATTCATCACATGTTGAAAGGTGTTCACATAATTGAAGTCATGGATTTGTATTATTTTGATCGTATCACAAAACAATCTGCATATTGTAAAGGATATACATCAAGAAGAAGATTAAACGAACCAATGGCCGTTGCTCGATGCATCAGTAAGTTTGTAGCAAATGAATTTGATTGGAAGTTATGGACCACGAACAGGAATTCAAGCCCGGACGCAAATATAAATAGCAATTTAAGATCAACAGATTTTTCAAATGCTCGAATTACAATCAAGGATAAACATTTAGTTCTAGACATCAAAGGTGAAGGAATTAATTCATTCAAACCCAACAAGGATAATTGGGAGTTGATCGATACAAAAAAAATTGGTGAATTCCTGCCATTAATTGAATATCAAAAACTTTTGAAGGTATGAAAGGATATAATGAAATAAAAGGAAATTTGATTCATGAAACCGCAATTATTGGTGATAATGTTTCAATGGGTGAAGGGAATATAATAATGCCTTATTCGGTTATTGGACAAAATGGATTTGTTAGGAACCAGAAAAATGAATGTTTTATTGGATCAGTAGTTATTGGTGATAATAATAGAATTGGTTGTCACTGTTCAATAATGGTAAACATTGGTGATACCGAAATTGGAGATAATAACCTAATCATGAACTGTGTAAATATAGGCCATGAATCAATAATTGGAAATGATTGTGAAATTGGAGCTGGAACAATTATTCCAGGTAACGTTTCAATTGGTGACGAATGTAAAATAAAAATTGGTTGTGTTATCCGTAACAGTGTTTCAATTGGTGATAAATCATTCATTGCAATGGGTTCTGTTGTTGTTAATGATTTAAAAGGAAATGATAATTACATGGGAATTCCCGCAAAACCTAGAAAATGAGACTTGCCGCAATGTATACCCTTTGGAATGGGCTGGAACTATTAGAAAAATCTATTGAACAAATATATGATGATGTTGATCATGTAGTTCTATGCTGGCAATGGTATTCAAACAAAGGTGAAATATCTAATGAAATATTACCATTCATAGAACGATTCAAAGATGATCCAAAAATCCACCTGTTGGAATTTGTTCCTGATTTCAAATTGAACACCAAACAAAATGAACGTGCAAAACTTCAATTGCGAATCGATTACGCAAAACAAATTGGTGCAACTCATTTTTTTACGTCTGCGTGTGATCATTATTATGTTCCTGATGAATTTAAACGCTCTAAGGAGTTAATAATTAGAAAAGGATATGAAACCACGTTCACTAGAATGGCGACTTATTACAAGCAACCAAACTGGAGAATGGAGCCATTAGAAGAATACTTCATGCCGTTCATTTGTAAGTTGTACGAATCAACAACTGTTATTTCATCTTCAGATTACCACGTTAAAGTTGATCCATCAATAAAAATAACACCAGCCAAAAACCCGTTTGTGTTTCCTGTTGATCAAATTTTGATGCATCATTATTCAATGGTTCGTCAAGATATTGAAAACAAATTCAGAAATGCAGCGGCATCAATTCGATGGAAACCAGAACAGATTCAGAAATTTATTCATCAATATGAAAACGCAAAAGTTGGTGATGAAATTTCATATTTCCAAAACAGGAAAATTATTGAAGTGAAAAATATTTTTGGAATATGATTATTTTTTCTTAGGTAATACCAAGTTCACGTAATCTTGCCAAACTCCATTTGGTATTTTTACTTCCTTGAAAATCTTTGCCAACAGAATATCCTTGATAACATCAGCATATAAATGACAATCGTACAGGTGATTCTGAACACTGGAATTTTTCTTTAACCATCGATATGTGTTATCCTTATCCAGAATTTTCTGTTCCGCTTCAAAGTGACTGAAATAATTCGTGAACAAATACTTTCCATCAGATGGTGTTGGGAAATTAATGAACCCTTGCGGCTGAACATCATGGTAATCTTTGTTCCATTTCAAATTCATTGCCTCGTTTAATTGATCTTTTGTGTTGTTTGTTTCAACTAAAAACAAATCACCGCGTTCTTTTGATAGTCGGAATGTTTTTAAATCTGCATTGATGTTGATGAATTTATCAACGTCTTTTCCTTTGAGTCCAAAACAATTATTATTTGTGCTTTCTAAAAACTGATAAACATGAATAGATTGATAACCGGCATCAATACCAGAAATAAAAATTTTCATTTTGCGTTTTGTATCAGTGTCGTAAGTATCATTTAATATTTTATCAAGTTCAGGCCAAACACTATTTTTATGCCCGTGTTGATAGGTCCACTTTTTACGATCTGTTTTCTCTTTCTGATCCTTGGATTGTCCAGGAATAAATGTTCCAATACTTCCATGATTAATCGAATACTTTGCACCGCTTTCTGAATATGCAACAATTTCCCAATCCAATCTAGCATCATCTTCTAATCCATTCAAATCAGATCCCAAAGTTATCAATACAATTTTTCCATTACCATCTGCCATTGATAATTTTTCAGGTAACATTCCAATTTTGTAATCACGAATGTTTTTCTGCAGCTCATTAGCTGATGCACTAACACCAACAGCTTCATATGTCTCACCTAATGCCAAATTTAGGAATGCTCTGTACTTTTTTTCGTCCCTTGGTTGGTTTTGTGGGTTGGCATCAAGGTATTCACGAACGTAATGTTCCCAACCATACATGTAATTTGGTGCATAAAGTGCTGAAATCTTATACGAATAGTTACCAGGACGTGATGGTTCCGCTGTTGGTATCCAACGACCTTTGGAAATGAAATCAGTTTTGGATGTATCATCGAAGAATTCACCACACGATTGGCATATATAACCAACAGATTCAGCAATTAAACGCCCGTTATCATCCAATTTCCAGTTCATTCCACCTCGTTCAACCTTATCGTTTTTACATTCAACATCCCATTCCAATGGAATTAAATCATTACAACATGGGCATGGGATATGATATTTTCGTTGATCACCAGATTCATAAACCGGTTCAATGTTTGAAGTTTCTTTGAGCTCTGGAGTAGAAATGTAAAACAGTTTCATTTTCTTATCGAATGCTGAAAACCTTTGTTCAATCATTTTCGTAGTTGAACCAGCTTGTTTGGTATCACCTTTCATCCCTTCGAAATCATCAATGAACCCATATTGAATTGAATCCTGTCTTAATGTTTTATGATTCGCAATACCCATTGATAGAAATCCACCTTGGAATTCCTTCATTTTGTCAGTATCACCAGATTTTGTTTTTCTCGCACGTCCTGATGTGGACCTAATCAACGGGCGTATTCCAGAATTATCAATCATTGTGTCGATTTTCTTTCCAGCTTTTGATACTAAATCTTCGTGACCAACTAAAAATAAAATGTTTCCGGGGTTTTCTGATATGATCCAACCAATTCCACCTTCAATAAGTCCAACAGACATTCCAATTTGCGCGCCTTTCATTACCGCTATCCTTCGTGCTGGATGGGTTGGTGATAAACAATCAACAATTTCACGAACGTATGGAGCATTTGCATATGAAAATGGTCCTGGTATCGGTGAAACATCAGCAGTCATTACACGATTTTTTTCACACCAATCAGAAGGTAAGATATCAGAAATGTGAAAACGTGATGCCTCAAGTATTTCGGAAATCTGTTTACTGTAATCATGATCATTCATCCGTTTCAATATTTGGTGAAAAATCTTTCAGTGTTTTAATCGCATTGGTTATTGCAGTATCATGAGATTTATTAATTTGATCTGCCATCAAACCTTTTAGTTCTGCAGCGTATGTATCTGATATTTTCGCTCGGTGTGTTACCTCAATCAAAAATTGGTCCATCGATTCCTTGTATGAAAGTATTATTGATCTGGATAACGTTGAAATTAATTCCGTTACCATCTTAACCGGTATCAATTCACCATTCAATCGTGCCTCTTCAATTAATTTTATCCTTGTTTGGACCTGTTTAAATTCGAGTTCAGCTTCTTTTTTGTTAAGATCCAACTGATATTGGCCTCCAGTGTTTTCATCTTGAGGTGGTGGAGGAACTATTTTTCTGTTCTTCGTTTTAACATCTGGTTTGCCAACTTTGATTTCCTTCGTTTTTGATACAACTGCATTTCCATCACCAGGATAAACGCCATACTTTTGCATGATCGCTTTATTTTGTGGAACCTCTGAATCAATTACATCACCAGACTTTACAATTTTACCACGCGTTATGTACGTGGAAACAAAAGAATTTTTCTTTCCAAGTAATCGTGCAAATTCTGCTTGTCCGTAAAGTGGCATTGATTATGAACGTTTTTATAAATGATCTTGTTGAATATCAATCCAACTATTCCCATCAAATTGTTTTATTGTGTTTGTATCAATAACTTTTGAGTATTCTTCACTCCAATGATTTTCTTCATCAAACCATTCGGTATTGAATATTTCTCCATTTTTCAGTATTACAAAATATCTCTGCATAATTATTTTATTTCATTAGATAATTTCCTAGAAAAACCACATTTAACGCACCAACGAATTTCCTGAGATTCTTTTATTGAAACACGATGATTTGTTGTTTTGTAATAATGCTGTTTGCATGGTTTCCTATTGACACCAGCCCAAGGACCACCATTTGATGATTCTGTTATGCCCTTTATCAATTCCTTTTTGTAAAGATGAATCAACATCATACAGTGGTATGATGCGCCCATGAAGAATATGGAAAAAAATAATTTGTATCCAGAATCATTGTAAAAATAAGCAATGAAAAGCCCAATTGATAGCAGTGCAAAAAAAACCTGTAACCAATACAGAACAAGGTTTACAGCCTTGAAGTATTTAAAATTCAATTTCATTTTTCCCGTGTGTGTGTTCACAAATATAGCATTTTGTGAACCACTTATGCAATACGAGTTAACAAATAAGTTCACGGAATGTTCAAAATCGACACGCATTATTTTTTTCGCGGCTTCGCATGTTTTGCGGAAACCCTTGCAGGCTCTAGGAGTACCTACGGGTGTTCGACCATCAACTGAACGTTTATAGCTCACCACAACCCACCCCTATACCCTGTCAATTAATATTCATGTGCGATCCCCCACCCCTATTTTTGATAAT